CCGCAAGCAAAAGCGGTGGTTAATACCTATTCCTATCGTTGGACCAATCTTTAAACATTACCCAAAAAATCATAACCAATGGCACACACCCTAGTAAAAACAATAGATCGTTGAAAGTAATGATTATGTTGAAATGCATGAGATATTTATCGGGTTATTATGATAAATATCAGTACACTTAATTGGAGCACACTATGGCGGACGAAACTGTAGAAAAGATCAGCGCAAGCGAAAAGAAAAAAGAAGATTGGATGAATAGTAAATGGCGTCCAATGATGGGTTGGATGTATATGGCTGTTTGTACATGTGATTTTATGTTGTTTCCTGTACTATGGAGCCTACTACAAAGTCTTAGTCATGGAACAATTAATTCACAATGGCAACCATTAACATTACAAGGTGCAGGGTTGTTTCATATTGCCATGGGTGCTGTACTTGGTATTGCTGCATATGGCCGCACACAAGAAAAATTAGGTGGAGCAAACAATGGTGGATTAGGACAGCCAGGGTTAGGAACAACGTATGTTCCGCCCGGCGGACAAAATACAGTTAATGTAGGAGGTATGAATAATGGCGGATTCAATACACAACCAGGAGGCTCAACAGGATTTAGCAACTCTAGCGGGTTTGGCTCACCAGCATCAACAGGCTTTGGTAGTAATTCAGGATTTGGAACGCCATCGGCTACAGTTGTCACAGGATTTGGAGGCAAACCGGCACCTGTACAACCACAACAACCAATGTTATAAAGGAACATAAAAATGAATAAATTATTAGCGGTATTAGTCGTAAGCATAATGTCTAGCACAGTATATGCTGGCGGCGAAATGAAAGAAGTATGTAAAGATAAGTTAGACAAGGCCGGCAAGCCTGTAATGAAGGACGGTAAAGCAGTCCAAGTGTGTAAAAAAATCAAGGTTCATAAGAAACTTGAAGGAACTGATGTTCCGGTTAAGAAATAAAACTCTTGACATAACTTAAAAGGTATAGTATAATCTACTATACCTTTTTCTATTATGGATCATTACTCAACATTAGGCGTAGATCGAAACGCAAGCCCCGACGATATCAAACGGGCATATCGTAAATTGGCTAGTCAGCATCATCCCGACAAAGGTGGCGACAAGGCTAAATTCCAAGATATTCAGGTTGCTTATGATACATTAAGCGACCCGGATAAACGATCCCAATACGATAATCCAATGCCCCAAGGCTTCCGACAGCACGGAGGAGTGCCGCCCGGCTTTGAAGACGTATTTGCTCAGATGTTTGGAGGCAATAGTCCATTTGGTGATATGTTTGGTGGACGTAGGCCACAACCTGTTAGGAACAGAACCTTAAATTTACAAACACAAATATTGTTAGAAGAAGCATTTCACGGTAAAGATCTATTAGCAACAATTCAATTGCCGTCGGGTAGAGAACAAGTTCTACAGGTAAAAATTCCTCCAGGAGTTAGTGATGGTACTACATTGCGACTAGCAAGTATGGGTGATGATAGCATAGGAAATATGCCAAGAGGGGATATACATTTAGGAGTTCACATACTACCTCATAATATATATCAACGACAAGGCGATGACCTTGTTAGAAATTTATCTATTAACTGTCTAGATGCAATAGTAGGTAAAACTTTACAGTTTGATACTATAGATAATAAAACATTAGAAATTGAAATTGCGCCTGGTACACAACACGGGCAAACACTTGCCGTACAAGGATACGGAATGCCTAACATGTCTAATTTTTATATGAGAGGAAGATTGCTATTAAATATTAATATCACTGTACCAACTAATTTAACAGATGAACACAAATTACTTATAAAACAAATATTATGTTAAAACTTGTAAAATTTCCAGACCCCATACTTAGGCAACGTATGCCTGATTTTGACTTCACTAATCCTGTAATAGATCCAGTAGAACTTGAAAAAGATATGATTAACATTATGCTAGCCGCTGACGGTATTGGTCTTGCTGCTAATCAAGTTGGAATCAATACTCGTATGTTTGTTATGGGGCATAGAGATAATCCAGAAGCCGCACAAGCATTTTTTAATCCTAAAATTATAGAAAATACAACAGAAAGTATTAATCTAGAGGAAGGATGTTTGAGTTTTCCTGGAATTTATGTTAAAATTAAACGTCCTACAGCAATTAAAGCATGTTGGCAGAATAGTCAAGGTGAAGTTGAAGAAGGAGAATTTGATGGTTATAACTGTAAGTGTTTCTTACACGAATACGATCATTTAGAGGGAATTACATTCCAAGATAGAGTCAGCAGCCTTAAATGGGCTATGGCAGTTAAAAAAACTAAAGTAAAGAGAAAATACAAATAATGCTACAACCAAATAAAGATCTAGAAGAAATTTTTGAATCAGCAGTAAGATTCGCTAATGAACATAATCATGAATTCATTACATTAGAACATTTTCTTTATAGTATGGTTAAAAATGAACCGTTTGCTAAATTATTAACTAATTTTGGTACAGATGTTCCAACACTCATCGGTGATCTTGAAAAATATATTACAGATGAACTAGGCGGTATTGTTAATACAAGTGTTGATAGACCTAAAAAAACACAGGCTGTTGAAAGAATACTTAATCGTGCATTTTCACAAACACTATTTGCCGGTAGACAAATAATTGAGCCAGTTGATTGCTTTATTAGTATGTTTGCAGAAAAAAAGAGTTATGCAAACTACTTTATTCGCAAAGCAAATATTGATAAAGACAAATTTATAAATTACATACAAAAAGAATATTCAAAAGAAGAAGAAGTTGAAGAAGGTACTACCACTAATGTTAATCCTCAGATTGAGCGTATGCTTAATCAATTCTGTATTAATTTAAGTGCTCGTGCAAAATCTAAAAAGATTGATCCTGTTATTGGTCGTGAAAAAGAAATTGAAGAACTACAACTAGTATTGGCACGTAGAAATAAAGCCAATGTTATGTTAATTGGTGACCCAGGTGTTGGTAAAACTGCTATTGCAGAAGGATTAGCACGTAAAATTTACGAAGGTAATGTTCCTAAGTTTATTCAAGATAACACTGTTTATAGTTTAGATATTAGTGCATTACTGGCAGGGAGCAAATATCGTGGAGACTTTGAAGAACGCTTAAAGATGGTTATAGGTGCTCTTGAAAAGAAAAAGAATTGTATCCTGTTCATTGACGAAGCACATATGATGAATGGTGCTGGTGCTAATAGTGGTGGTAGTAATGATATGGCTAATATGCTTAAACCTGCATTGAGTAAAGGTACAATTAAAGTTGTTGCTAGTACTACATGGGAAGAATATCGCAAACACTTTGAAAAAGATCGTGCATTGATGCGCCGGTTCCAACGTGTTACTGTCGATGAACCGGATGAATCTACTACTATTAAAATCCTTAAAGGTCTGCGTAAGTATTACGAAAAACATCACGGTGTTAAGATCACTAATCAAGCACTAACTGATGCAGTAACATATTCAGTTAAGTATATGACTGATAAAAAATTACCTGATAAAGCAATTGATCTTATTGATTGTGCTAGTGCTCGTTTTAAAGTTAAAGACGAAGAGAATGGAGTTGTTGATCATGATGAAATATTGTTTGAAGTAGCAAAGATTGCCAATCTACCATTAGAGCAAATTAACTCAAAAGAAGGTTCAAATCTTGCAGGACTTGAAAAAGGCATGAGAAATAAAGTATTTGGACAAGAGAAAGCCATTGAAACATTGTTAGATAAAATCTTTATTGCACAAGCAGGCCTTAAAGCGTTTAATAAACCAGTAGGTAGTTTCTTATTTGTTGGCCCAACAGGTGTTGGTAAGACTGAAGTTGCAAAACAACTTGCATCAAATATGGGAATCAAAATGATTCGCTTTGATATGAGTGAATTTCAAGAGAAACATAGTGTAGCCAAGTTTATTGGTGCACCTCCCGGATATGTAGGGTTTGAAGATAATGCTGGACAATTGATTACCGGTCTTCAAGAACATCCCAATTGTGTATTATTGTTAGATGAAGTAGAAAAAGCGCATCCGGATGTACTTACAGTTCTATTACAATTGATGGATAATGGTTTTATCACTGGCAGCAATGGTAAGAAAGCGGATGGTCGCAATTCTATTATCATTATGACCAGTAATTTAGGTGCTGCTGATGCTGAAAAGAATGGCGTTGGATTTGGTAGTTTAGAGCGTGACGGTGATCCCAAGGATGCTGTTAATAAGTTCTTTGCACCTGAATTCCGTAATCGGTTAGATGGCATCATTAAGTTTGGTAAGTTAGATCAAACAAGTATGATTAAAGTTGTTAAGAAGTTTATTGATGACCTAAATGCATTGGTTAAAGATAAAAACATACATGTAAAACCTAATGCTGAGGCTGTTGAGTATTTAATTAAGAAGGGGTTTGATAGTAAAATGGGTGCTCGTCCATTACAACGTACCATTGATGACATGATTAAAAAGCCACTTAGCAAAGAAATACTATTTGGTAAGTTAACTAATGGCGGAGTTGTTGAAGTATCTGTTGAAGATGGTAAACTTAAACTTAATATTATCGAAGTATTACCCGTAGTTAAGGTAGAAAAAAATGCAGATACAGAAACTGAACTCCAGTAAGTTATTCTATAACAAATGGCCCTACAAAATAGAATGTTATATTAGTGGGGCCAGTAGATTAAAGTGGCTAGGAGTAGAAACAACCAAAGATTTTTGTCTTAACAACCCAACTCCTACACTATGGAGTTGGCAAAGCAATGATAAATTAAGTTTAAAAGATAAGGCTGCTTTGTTGGAATTTACTACTGGCATGGAACCATTTATAGAACTTAAAGATCAATTACAAATTAGAGTTGAAGGTAGACGTTATAATATCTTTTGTAAAGATCGTATATTGTTAGAAAGTATTTACAATACAGTTGCACCTTGGGTACAACGAGTATCCGGCCCTACTACTGATGAAGAACTCAATTATATGCTAGATAATGGGCATAGAAAGATTCTACGTGATGTATTACCTAAAAATATGTATCAATACAGAGTTTATTTTAAAGAATCTTGGAAAATAGAAGATAGAACTAAGTTTTTAGCATGGGCTATTAAGAATCCCAATATTGTTGATGTAAGTAAAAGTTCTAAAGACTGGTTAGAAGATAATAAAAGATGGGTATACAACCCATTTATATATGTTAAAAACGCACATACATTAACTATGGTAGGTTTGTACTCAGGCGGAAATGTTAAACGAATTGAAGAATTCATACTACGGGAGAACTTAGTAACAGCATAAATACTTTATTATGCCAGCATTAAGTCAACACCTAATATTTAAAATTCCAAACGATAACGGTACATACGATTCAGTACAGGTTCAATATCCAAATAACGGGTATGGGGCACAATTATACAACAGTGATCGCATCAAAGGTGATGGATATTTTGGTAATAGTGACGGATTACACACCGTATTCTGGAGCGTATCAGAATTTATAGGTGCTATTGAGATTCAAGGAACACTTGCATCAGAGCCTACAGAATCAGATTGGGCTACAATTACACTCACATCGCCTACTAACAAATATATTGTAGATACTTCCGGGGCGGCTACTATTGCCGGTGTTAATAGTACTCGATATACACAACAAACTACCATTTCAAAATCTTACAATTTTACTGGAAATTTTGTATGGATTAGAGGACGTATTAGTGAATTCACACAAGGTGTGATGAATGGTATAAGTATAAACAGATAACGGAATCACTATGGCACAACAAAGCATAAACGTAGGGTCGGGAGAATATTCAGGTGATGGGGAGAGCCTACGTTCAGCATTTACAAAAACAAATGCAAACTTTGACGAAGTTTATACAAGTATTGATGCCATTAATGAAAACATCACTGACATTCTTAGTACTTCTACTACAAGTCAATTAGTTAATGGTGATAAACATGTGGTGCTTGGAGAAGATGGTAAATTAACTACTCCAAGAAATCTACAAGTTAATGGCGGTAGGGTATTTTTACACCCATACGGTAATTCGTATATTGAGTCAGTTGATTATGGAATTACTACTTCCACTAGTGCATTAAATATTTTTGCTGGTCCTGATCAAAACATTAAACTACGAGCAGGATTTGGCCTAGAAGCGTTTTGGACCTTTAACCAAAATGGTAACTTAACATTGCCAGTAGGCGGGCAAATAATTAACTTAGATATAGATGGTGGAGATTCTTCGGTATAACAAAAGAATAAATTATGAAACTTACAGAATTTTTTAACAAACCTATGGAGATCAGCAAACATGGTCAAGATACTGATGACGACAAACGTGCTGACGAACTTTTTTGGTACATCATTGATCACGATAAACTACACAAAGATTATTTCCATCCTATTGCTAATAAACTTAAAAAGTTAAAAGAATGCACACCCGAGCAAGTATTAGAAATGTACATGCCCATGGTAATCAAAGGTTGTAAAGAATACCATCACGATAACGAATTAAAAGGCAAGTTAGGCAAAGAATTTCCTCGAGAAATGAGAGATGATATGTGCCATAGACTACACGATCACTATCGTGAAGATATTGAAAAAGACAAATATAAGTTAGGATAATGCTGTGATATTAAATGAACTATTTAGAAATCCTAAATTAGCATTATCTGAGGGTGGTAATTTAGAATTACCTAATCCCCAAGATCCTACTACTCCCTATCAAGCAGACGAAATAGATCTCAAAGTTCATAACCGTTCATACATGGTTGGACTATTGGATAAGTTATTACATGATGTAAATGCTGCTTTCTATGGTCAATACAAAAAGCCAATATGGAATCCAGCATTACTGCAATCAAAAGAATTTTTAGGTGGCAGTAGTTTGCATTTTTTTAATACCGCAGGTATTAGTGATAAAGAATTTACCAAATATAAACCCAAAGTGGGCGACATTGATACACAATGTAACAAAGAACTTGAACCAGAACTTAGAGAGTTGTTAACTTCTTACAATAATAAACAAATAGGCGATACAACATTACTAGGATTTAGTCAAGGTAGTGAGCAACTCAATGCATTGTTTCAATTCCAAGATCCTCCAATTAAAATTCAAATAGATTTTGAATTTGGTCGTTATGCTCCAGAAACAGATACACCAGACGAGTGGTACCGTTTTAGTCATAGTTCAGAATGGAATGATATTCAGGCAGGAGTTAAAGGTGTATTTCACAAATATCTATATCGTGCATTAACTTCTGCACATGGTAGTATTAAACACCAAGTTGATGTAAAGAAAACAAAAACCAATATTAAACCAAATGTTGATGATAACGATTTATCATTTGCAGTGGCCAGCGGACAAGGTGGTGGGTTGAGTCAAAAGTACGAACCATATATACATACTGATCCCACTACTGGTGAGAAGATGACACATAAGGATAATGTTCCTTATAAGAGATTAATTCCATCCGCTGAACGAACTTATATACAGCAATTAGATAAACAATTCTATCATTTCTTTGGTGCAAATCCCGAAGGCAATGATAAAGAATTGCAAAAGAGTTTTTTAGGCACACTTGAATTAATTAACAAATACATTCCTGATCAAACATCAAAAGAAAAAGTGTTTATGGCATTTTTAACTTTATGTTTTGAACCCGGTGGGCAAATGATTACTAAAGGCGATCCACAAAGAGATCAAGAAATTAAATTTGCTGCAATAGATAACTTTGTTAAAATTTGTAAATTAAACAATCTAAGAAAAACTGCCGTAGATATGGGCAAGGCCTACATTAAAGATTTTGAAGAAGTAGAAGCATTTAAGAAAGCCAATCCGGGTGAAAGGCAACCACGTGCTGCAATGAAAAAACAAGGATTGAGAGAAGAGACACAGGTCAAAGCACAACTACGTAAAGGTATGCCACACTTGCACGATCTTAAGCCTGCTGACTTGTTAGATTTATTAGACGAAATTCATGACGGAAACGGCAATTTTAAACTTGAAAACATCCCTTTAAACGTCAAAGTAGATGGATTCGGCGGCAGATTCGGCAAGAATTCTGAGGGTAAGCCTTTCATGGGCACCAGTAGAACAGAACCGAGATATGAGCCAGGCTTTGTAGCATATCATCAAAAGAAAGGCACCACCGATCCAGAAATTTTAGGTCGTGCTCAATTGTTTGATGATCTATTTGAGGAAATGATGAAGGCTGTTAAATTAGTCGATAGCAAGTTAGGACCTGGATTCCTTGTCAATAAACAAGTAACCTGTGAAGTATTGTATCTACCATTTGCTACAGAAACTCCAGAAGGCAAATTAAAGTTTGTAGGTATCCACTACGACAAATTGCCAGCAGGTGTTAAACTTGCACTGGTTCCATTTCACATTACAGATGCCACTACAGGTGATACATTGCCCAATGGAAATAAAATTGTAAAAGAATTAGTCAGTGCAGGCGGATCTGGTAGTGTCATGTTTATTGACAATAGCCTCACACAGAACGAAGCATTGGATGTTACAGCATTGGTTCCACCTGTAGAGAATATTGACGAACTAAAAGCCATGTTGGCCAGTAATAAATTAGAAGCCAGACGTCAAGTTAAAGCAGCATTAGAACCCGTAGCAACAGCCTTGGAAAAAGCAATCATTAACGATCCTAACATTATTGGCAAAGATTTGTTAGGTCAAGATTATGAAGGTATTGTTATCAACAGCCGACTGGGTCCTATCAAAGTAACTAGTCAAGAACAACGTGATGTTATCACTGCTAAGAATGCTGCTAAGGTAAATGCTAGAACAGAACGTCCAAGAGGAGAAGCCAAGACAGCGGTAGTTGCTATTGGAAGTTTTGTTGGACACATTGGTCATGAACAATTGTTTGATTACACATTAAAGAAAGCCGCAGCAGTAGGTGGAGATCCATATTTGTTTATTGGCAATGCACAGGGCAAAGATGATCCAATTCCTCCAGCAGTCAAAGTACAAACATGGCACAAACTATATCCAGAATATGCTAAGAATATTAGCACCGTGACCCAAGATGGCGGATCATTGATACAAAAAATTAAACACGAATTAATCAATCCACTACCAGGCAAGCCACCACGCTATGACAATGTTATTATTATGGTAGGCGAGGATCAAGCAGGTCTTACCATGCCACAGGCATTAATGAAGGCTGTTAATAAGTTTCCAGGATATGAACATGTTAAGGTTACATTAGAGCCGACACCACGTGGTACCGGTATGAGTTTTACTCGACTACGTAACATATTAAAAGATCCTAACGCTACTGAACAACAGCAATTAGCCGTGTGGAGTCAAGGATTTGATGTACAAAAATTAGGTGCTGACTGGATTAAACACCTAATGGACATAACAAGGAAAGGTATGGGAATACAACAACAACAGGCACCTGTGCCACAAGAAATGAATGAAGATGTGGGCGGAAACTATCTGTATCATGCTACAGGTGGACTTAAAAAGATATTATCTACTGGCAGAATTTTTCCTGCCCATGGCCCGCAAGATGCAACAAAAGCACAAACAACATCTACCACTGTGAGTACCACTCGTGATTGGAATTACGCCAGTGGTGGAGAATCAGAGACTCAAGGAGTTG